TCTAGCCTTCTAATAGATAATTTTCCAAAAAACAAGATATTGGGTTAAGTCCCATAGAAGAATATTTTTTTAATCATATTTATTAGAGTAAATTTATGGCTTACGGCGTAAATTCACCTTTTGGTTTAAGACCTTACGGTCATTTAATCAGCGGTGTTAATGATATAAAAACAAATAGTAATTATACGATAGCAACAACTAGCCTTTCATTAAATAAAGGCGATCCAGTTGCCTATAGTGTTACGGGAACGGATTATAATGTAGTAGCTAATGGTTACCAAGGTCAGCAGTCAGAAATTATATTATATAATCCGACTGTTACTTTACAAGCAGCAGGTACGGCAACAACCTCTTCTACTGCTGTTGCACAACCTATTGTCGGCGTATTTCAAGGATGTTCTTATTATACACCAAACGGCACTTATATTTCTCAAGAATACTGGCAAGCAGGAACTGCTACAAACGGTCAACCTGTTATGGCTACTATTATTGACGATCCTTATGTTATTTGGGATATACAATTAGGAACTTATATGGGGTCTTATTATAATACTCCTACACAGTTTTTAACATTACCTTGCCTGCAAGTTCAAAACGGAACATGGCCTAACACAGGTCAAGTTGCGAGTAATGCAACTATAGCTAATAGCTGCGTAATAGGTAGTAATGTAGCATTATTAACAGGTAGAGGTCCAACTGGTGCGGTTGCTGGAAGATCCGGTAGTTTATCAACCATTACATTAAATGGAATAGTACAAAATTATGCCGATAACCCGCTTATAGCTAATCAGGGTACGGCTAATGGTAATCCATGGGGAGTATCTACTTTTTATGCTTGTCCGTCTATTACAGCGACAGCAGCCATTCCATCAGCTAATGACGGTAGAAATGAATATTCAAGAAATACTACTAGAGAACTTAAAGTATTAGGGTTTACACCGGATTCAAGAAATGTACCCGGGACTTACGGTCAACCGGGTAACGGCACTGCCGGTACATACTTAAATACAGCGTTCTTAAACGTGTTAGTAGTTATCAATAATCATGCTAATAAGATTGGAACAGCAAGTGTAGTTATAGGGTAACGGTTAAAAATAAAAATATAATGAGGTAATATAAAATGGCTATTAATACTCAATCGATTTATAACCTACTCCGTCCGGGCTTAAAGGCTGTTATAGGTTTATATGAAGATTATCCTGATTTATGGAAGGAAATGTTTGAAACATATCCTTCTGAGCGTGCCTTTGAATTTGAAGACGAAATCAGAGCCTTAGCTCCTGCAGTTGAAAAGCTTGAAGGATCATCCGTAGCTCAAGATACGATGACCGTTAAATACCAAACGATGTATAAACATAAAACTTACGGTACTTCGTTTAGTATAACCGATGAGGCGATGAATGATAACCTGTATAAAAATCTGTTTCCAAAACAGGCTAAGGCACTTGCTCAAGCTCTTCGGGAGACAAAAAACCAGATTGCGGCAAATATTCTAAATCTCGGTAATGTTACTACCGTGGCCGACGGATATCCTTTGTTTTCTGCCCATCCGATAGACGGGGGTGCTACTTCCAGCAATACGACTAACGTTGCTTTAAGTGAAATCGGTATTCAAAATGCTATCACTGCGATTTCGCAGCTCAAGCAAATAAGCGGTACTTATGCGCAGGTTAAAGCAAAGAAACTGGTAACCGGCTCTAGTAATTGGATGGTAGCGGGTATTTTACTCGGTAGCCAGTTTAGAACCTCTGTCGGTAGTGATAACAACAATACTTATGCCGGTGTTAATGACCTTAACATGGTAAATCATGATAATGTTTTTCCGCAAGGTTATATTATCAATCCTTTTATTACTTCTTCAACAGCTTCTTACATTATCACCGATGCCGAAAGAGGGATGATTCACTATGAACGTGAAAAAATCAAGGATTGGTCATGGATGGATAATACCACCAGAAGCATATGGTTTGCTGCGCAAGAAAGATACTGTTTCGGCGTATCTAACTGGCGCGGTGTTTTCCAAATCGGTCAATAGTTAATAAAAGGTAATTTGTTATGGCAGTTCATAGTAGATCCTTAGCTAATATTCTTCTTAAAAACGCTCCTAAAAAGGGCGTTAAGAAGGAAAATCTTAAGGAAGAAAAAAAATCTGATAATAAAAAGAAATGAGTATATTTAGGCAAGCGGTAAATATTCCAACTGTTGCAAGTAGTAGTGCTAATATAGGTACATTTCCTGGAGCTACAGCTGGGGAGTTAACCTTGAATGGATCACTTGTAGGAGTTAATGGACAAGTTTCATTTGTAAATATGGGATATGCTTCTTCTATTACGATATCCAAAGGAGCGGGATTGAGTTTAGCAACATTAACATTTACGGTAGTTGGAACTTATAATCAAGTTATTGTTACCGAAAATATAAACGGACCAGCAGCCAATGCATCTGTAAATACTGATAATTTATTTCATACAATAATTAGTATCAGTATTAGTGCAAGTACTCTACAAACATTTAATATCGGATCAAATTATAATATTGCCGTGGTACTACCTGACGGTAATAGTAAAGCCGGTCTTACCCATCCTAATTATACTTATAGCGTATTATTAAATTCCCTAACGGCAGCAGCAGGCCAGTGGGCAGCAGGGAATGCTATAATATACGGAGTGTCTAATAATGCCCCTGTATCGCTGCGGGCAACAAGTCTTACTTATGCAAATAGACCTAGTAATTATTTTTCATTGCCGGTTACGGGAGCAGCGTTAGCAGCTATTACCCAAGCGCAATTACAGAACGGTATTATTGTCCAAACTACTTACCCTTATGCTGCCGTAATTGTTTATCTGGCAGCAGGGATAAATACCACTCCCGTTTATATTGAAATTTCGCAGAGTTAAATATTATGACTAAAAACTTTAAGGAGTTTTAAGAATAGAGGGAAATAATGGCAGTTGTTTCAGGTACATATACGTTTCAATCACTTGAAAACGACGATCTGATTCTTGAATGTTTTGAGAGAATCGGGTTTGCCGGTGATCAATTAGTACCCGTTCAAATGCAATCGGCACGAAGAAGTCTTAATTTTCTTCTTCTTGATTGGATTAGTAAGAATATTAATTTATGGACGATCAATAAGCTATATTTGTCGTTAAATACGGGGCAGGGCAGTTATACTTTAGATGCAAGTATTACAGACATACTGGAGGTTTTACAACGCAATTTTACAAGGCAATTAAACGGAACGCCGCAATCAAATACGGCAGCTACATATGATGCCGGTGGTGGCGGTAATCCTTTATATGCTTTTGATGGCGACCCTTTAACAGCTTGTACTCAAACTGTTACTAACGGCAACATTTCTTATACATATGGAGAGGGTGTATCTCAAACAATAACTTTTATCGGTGTAACAAGTAATGTTACCGGAAGCTATAATCTAGTTATTGAGTATTCAAATGATAATGTTAACTGGAGTACATTAAATGTGGAGTGGTCTAATCCTTATGTTTATACATTAGGAGTAACAAGATGGGCAGATGTTATTACTCCGATAGCAGCTATGACCTACAGAATAAGGGAAACAGGAGGCGGGACATTAAATGTTACCGAGATTTACTTTGGTAATAATACGATTGATTTGAAAATGAGTCCTGTAAGTCGGGATACATATCTATCTTTTGCTCAGAAGTTTTTACAAGCAAGGCCGACGACTTATTATTTTGAAAAAACTTTAATACCGAAAATAAATATCTGGCCGACCCCGACTAGCGATTATCAGGTTCTGCAATACTCTTTCATCCAAACAATGTGTGATGCGGGTACTTTTTTTAATACTACTTCGGTGCCGGCAAAAATGTATCCTGCCTTAGCTGCCGGTCTTACTTGGATGCTGGCTGTAAAATACAAACCGGAGATGGCCGATAATCTGAAAGCTCAATATGAAGAAACGTTTGCTATTGCAACAGCAAGAGATAGTGAAAACGTTGATCTAACCCTGAATTACGATATAGGCAATTATTATGAGAATTGAGAGGCGGATATATCAGTGTGATCGCAGCGGAGAAATGCACGAAAAATTATATAAACAGATGGAATGGGCAGGCGATCAGAAAATATGGAATGGGCTATGGGTGGCAAAGGAATATCTTGATAAACCGCAGGAACAATTTAGAACTCCTATTGCAAAAGATGATCCAAAACCCGTACCAAATCCAAGGCCTTTTACTCCCGGAAAAATGATAAATGAGTAAATAGTAATAACCCGTTTTATGGATATAAATACAATCAGAGTATTATCGCTTGACGGAGGAGGTGTTAGAGGGGTTATTACTTCTACTTTACTTGACCTTTTCTGTAATCAGGCAGGAATAGCAGGTAATCAGATATATAAATATTTTGATATTATCGCCGGTACTTCTATAGGCGGGATTCAGGCCTTAGCATATGCCAAAGGACTAACTCCGTCTTATATTAAGAATATGTTAATTACCAATGCTTCTACTATTTTTAATTGTACTTATCCGATTCCCGGAGGAGGGCAGGCAGGTTATGGAACTTGGAGCGGTTATTTAAGCGGTATTTACGGTTCTTTATATTCACAAACACCTCTAGCTAATTTGATTAACAGTAATTTTGGAACAGATACTATTAGCAGTTATCAAACAAATGTATTAGTGCCGGCTTTTCAACGTTCAAATGCAGCAGGCGCTACCAATGTCCCTGTTTATTATTCTAATGTCTCAAATTCAATTGTTCCTTATTTAAGTGGTCAGCACGAATTATCGGCTAATGTTGCACTGGCAACTAGCGCTGCTCCCGTTTATTTTCCGCCTGCCGTATTTAATGGATGTACTTATGTTGACGGCGGAATTTTTTTAAATAACGCATCGGCAATGGCTTTATCCGTGCAAAGAGCAATAAAACCGACAGTTAATCGTTTTTGTGTTCTCTCTATCGGGACGGGACTCGGTAGTATCGGTTATATTCCCGGTGAACCCGCAATGGATGGATTACGACTAAGAGGAGCTATCGATAATCTTAACACCATAAAAATGGTGATGGATGTATCTATGGCAATTCCACCGGAAGGAGTATCGCTAGAACAGCAGATCATTGCTAATTATACCGTCGGTAATTCTTATTATTGCAGGATGCAGTATCCGATTGATTTAAGCATGGAGCCGGATAGCTCGTTAGATAATTCCGATCCGGAGTTTATAGAGTATATGCAGGATTCAGCTACTTCGTATTTTAATAACAACTTAAATAATATTAATAATTTTATAGGACATTTATTAGTATGAAGAATAAAGGGTTGTTTTGCGGAATAGATGTTTTATATAATTTTATCTCACCTGTAACAGGCCGCCTTCCTCTTACTAATAATTACATTTTAATAGGAGCACTGGATAACTTTTCCGTTATGTCGCCGAAACTAATAGACATGCAGCTGGATATTATAAATATCAGGCATTACGTAGATAATATAGCAAACTCGAGTTTTATTATCGGTTTTCCTAATAATGATTTACCTAAAGCCCAAGTTTTAAGTAATTTAGATAATGGTTTTTTGTTTAATACGGATGGTATAATTAGTACTCAAAACGATCCTCCTATTCCTAGTTTAACATATAAGAACATATGGATAGGAGATGAAAATAATAAGCCGGTAGCAAATCCTACTATTTTACAAAGTAATCTTCCTTCTTTAACTCAAAATAACATATGGATAGGCGATAGCAATAATTTAGCGCAAGCTAAGCCGACCATTACCATTGATAACTTACCAAATTTAGGAACTACAAGTATTAATGTGCCTAATCCTCTTGATCCAACTAACCCGATTGTTATTTCAGGAGGTAAAATCTGGCACGGGACTCATAGCAATAGACCGGAAGAATCTACTGCCTTATTAGTGGTAGAAGGAGATATTGCCCTAATTAATTTCAGATTCTTTAGCGCTAATTTTATTCTTGGGAAAGGTAATATAGTACTGCAAACATTAATGCCGGGTTCACAATTTCTCTCAAATCTCCCTAGTGGTTCTTGGATGCAGACAAGCGGTGCAGGGACTGGAGCAGTAGTAAGTGCGACTATACCACAAGGAGAAATATTAATGGGCGGTTTAAATAACGTGCCGGAAGCACGGCAAACTATAGATATTGCAAACCTACCTTCCTTAACTGATGGGAGGGTCTGGCAAGGGGACGCAGCAAATAGGCCGGTAGAAGTCCAATTAAACCTTGCTCCAACCGATGCTACTTACATAATAAAAACTCCGAGTGTCAATTTACCTGAGGCACAGGTATTAGAGGAACTCGGGATAGGAATGGCCAAGATTGTTGCCGGCGGTGCTTTTGCTATTGCAATTGCCGGTGAGGATTATGCAACTATCGCGCAATTAGAAGAAATTAGAGATCAATGCCAACAGTACGCAGAGCAAGCTGCGACTTCAGCTGAAGAAGCAGCAACCTCAGCAGGCGAGGCGGCAACGAGTGCAGGTGAAGCAACTGCATCGGCAGGCGAGGCTACGGTAGCAGCAGCAGAGGCCACCGCCGCTGCCGGTGAAGCTAGTGCTTCAGCAGGAGATGCAGGACTATCAGCTGGAGCAGCAGCTGCTTCAGCACTTGCTGCCGGGATTTCAGCAG